AATTGGAATCCTGGGCCGTGCCGTTTCTGGAAAGGAATGGAGCCTCACGAGACATTTGATCGTTTTCGTTGTTTAATCAATGGAGATGATATTTTGTTCCTGGGAAACAATGAGCTATATGATGCGTGGAGAGATGCGGCTGATGGTGTGGGTTTAGTTGTGAATGAAATGAAGACATATTTTTCTGACCGTTTCGCGGTCATCAATAGTCGCTTCTTTGATTTAGACTTACAATACCGAATTGAATATTCTCGATACTCGTTGGCGTATGGGCATAATGTGAAGAACGGTGGTTCCGAAGGATTCGCATACCTTCGAGACTGCTGGGCTAAGATCCGTAGTTCACCTTCACAGAGTATTAAGTGCCTGACACGAGTTTTCCTCAATAACTATACATCCCTATGTGAACAATTAGGGATACCGAAGGATCGTTGCCCCAATCTTTTTATCTCGAAAGAGTTGGGTGGAATCGGTGTTACACCTCCGGATGAATGGAAGTATAAGATCTCAAAATTTCAACGTCAGTTAGCCACGCATATGGTGCGTAGACCTAAGCTACGGTACATTATTGAGAGGGAGTTAGTCGACAGGAACGCTTGTAAAAAGGCAGTCCAGTTGACACAGAAATTACTCCCTGATCCAATTCCTTGGAAGATTGGTTCAAGACCTGTCTATGGTCCCCTTAACCTCGGGGACTCATATGATGAGTTATTTAGTGATGTATTGTCCCGTTGCATAAAGGCATATGCGTATGTCCCGGGTTCGGAAGATAATAAGTCCAAATATATTTGCCGTAACCCATTGAGCAGGAAGGGCATTAAGCTTGAGGCAGCAATGTCAGAGAGCAAGATGCGTTCTTTCCGACCTGCACTCTCCCTTTGGCGGGAGAGTCGTTGAAGAGCAGTTGACCTACGGTTGTTAAGTCGTTAAACTACCCAACCTTTGCTATGGCTTCGAGCATGATGAAGAAGAAGAATGGAGGCCGAGTTCAACAGAAGAGTAAGAAGAAGAGAGAGTTTTCAGGCAAAATGAATGTCGATGTAGCTGGAATAGGTAAGGGGAATGTAGAGGTGGTGTATCGGAATGCTCCCGTTGCGAAAGGTGCTAGGATGATGATGAATCGTCCTAACATTAATGGCAATAAGACATTTACTGTTCGTCACAGCGAATACCTTACTGATGTTGATTTTTCAGCTGGGTTCAGTCTCAACAAGCTGCCCATTAACCCTGGAATGTCCCTGGCATTTCCATGAGATCGGAAGAG